AATTGTTGCGCTTGATGCCGGCCAATTTGTTCAGGGCTGTGTTCAAAAAATAATCATAACTGATGCTGTTCAAAGCCCCTCCTTCTCTAAATGTCACCAATTTTACTAAGTCATCTGAAGTACAAAAGTATTTCATTTTTAGAGAACCACCAGTTGTGATATCTGCACATTTAGCCAAAAACCTTCCAGTATCAACATGGAATATGGTTGAGCTCACTCCACATATGCCTTGATGCATTCCTTCCTCACTTATGATGCATTGCCTATGTTGATCGACAACATTTTCTTCTCCAAACATAGCCAAATGTCTCATTTGTGCAACAATGCTAATTTTCTCATCCTTGTTAAACATTTTCCTTGTTGAGATGATATATGGTAGCTTGATAACCTTGTTCATCATCAGCTCATTGCATTTTCTATATATTGTTATCAAAACAGGGTTTAACATCCTTAATCTAATGCAAATGTAATGTGAGTAAGCCAGTTGCGATGGTCCCCAAGAAGAGCAATCTGCATTGTCAAAATAATAATTTTCATTTCTCAATGTGTTAACATATTCTCTGTCCACTATGGAGTCTTTATCAGGTATCTCTATTAGATTCTCCTTCATATTCATATCATGTTCATCAGATCTAATACCTCTAGCTAAATTTTCCATAAAGAAAGCACCCAATCTAAATGGTGAATTCATTACTGCTATCTCTCTGGACCCCACCTGATCCTTTTTCACCATCCTAGACACATATTTGAGTTCTCTCTGTAGATTGAACACTATCACAGGCAGTAGTCTAGTTGTGCATCTGTTCACAGCATTGTAGTCTATGTCTGCATTCATGTCAGTTTCTTTCATGAATGATGTCATGTTCTTCATGGTGGTAACATAACATTTTGAAGATTGTGAGCTATCATTTTTCTCCTTGTGAATCTTCTTTGTTGTAGGAATTATACCCTCTGACCCCTGATAAGAAGTGCTGCCCCTGTTGTTCATAGCATCAAATATGTCATAACTGAAAGCTGATGATTCAAATTTCAATTTCTTTTTGATGATGTCCTCTAGAGTTGAATCAAGGGAATCATACCCATACTCACAGATTGAGCAAGCAGAAGCCAATATCAAGTAGGCACAATTAGGGTTGTATTCTTTGTACTCTGAAAGTTCATCATAATCTCTGGCTGACTTCAATCTTAACAGTAATTCCATTTCAAAATCCAGATCATCACTTATTGACTCAAAACTCTGAGGACTTATGACACGCCTATTGTATTCTTTTCTTGATTCAACAGCCTTGTTCATAACTAATGCCTCAGCAGTAGCATCATTTTCTCTATTCATGCTCATAAGTCTGCATATGTAAAGATTGTTATACAATGTGAGATCACAGGGCACTGAAATCTCCTCATTTGGAAAGCACAATTTCCATTCACTCATGACCTTTTTTTCTTTTCTTGATGATCCAATTAGTTGTTTTGACTTCATCATCTCCATCTTAAGATCTGAATCTGAAATAAGCATCATAGTGTTGAACATTTTAAACATCCTCAACACAATCAATTTATGGAAACTATTTTTTGGCTTGAAAAAACCTGAACTTTCATCTGAGCATTTAAATGACTTTTGAACTATACCACGTATACCTTGAGAGATTCCTGTAGTAGCAACGAATAAATATCTGATCGATTCTATTGCCTGAGAGAATGTGTTGGAATTGCAAACTGTAAGCAAGCATGATGTAATGCAGTTTCTTAGCAGACCTGTTCTGATTCTAGCTAGATCCTCAGCTGAATCTTTTCCTTCTCCCTTAACAGAGCTTAAAAATTGTTGCTCATACATGAGTCCACAATATGACACACACCGATCATACACTGTAATCTGCCAGTTCAAATCAGCTGGGGACATGTTCAGCCAATAAGTAGTAATTCCATTAGTTGGAAACATAAAGAAATTATCATGTTGAACCAAACCATGAATGCTGAAACTAGTGTCTTTCATCTTAGAATAAG